GTTAAGTACGGCTGGTGCGGTAAAAGTTCCAAGTGAATAAGCCAGAGTTGACGCTTCTAGCTTATTAACAATATTCAAATAATAATTTTCAATGTTAATTAGATTACCCTGATTATCGAACATAGGAGCCAATACGATTAACTTAAAGTTAACTTTAGGCTTAACCGTTTTGTAATGGTCATTAGAAGGCTCAATATATGGCTCACCTGGCTCTATGATGATTGAATTAGCTAGCGGCGTGGCAGGTGGGAAGGAAAACACCTGCCAGGCCGTATTATCACTTAGCGCAGCCGCGATTGTTCCACGAAGGGTAGAGATAGCAGACATTACCCGACTTGACCGCCCGGAGCTAAGTGGTCCGCAAGAAGCCCGCGAACGCGAGCCATAAGGGTATTACCCATTCTGTAGGGTGAAGGCTGAAAATCTGGAGAAATGCCGCCCGCGTTAGATGATTGACGCGCGCTCCATATATCTACCGCAATCATTAAGGATGCTTCTCGTACTTCATCCAAAAGGGCATAATCTGTATACGTGTCGCCGTATGCGTAACCGTAGGGAATGACGTCATGCCGCGGTGCTGGTGTGTTGTTATTCCCAGTAATTGTAAAAGTTACTGAATATTCTGAAGATGCGGTTATAGTTTTATTACCGTTAAATTTTGCACCAGCTCCTTCAATGTTGATAACCTGACCAACATAAAATGGGTGCGGATATTGAAAATAAATAGTACCAGTTGCAGCTTCATTACTATGAGCAAGAATGGGTGTGCGATTAAAATTAAGTTTAGCTTTAACGATATTTTCTGCCGCCTGGCAGGCATCTTCTACTTCTGCAGAAGAATATAAAGCTCCAATACCAAGAGCACTACGCAGTTCGGCTTCAGTTACGTACGTGGCTGGCATTGGTTTCCTTTCTAATGTTAGCCCCAGCGGCTAGGGCTGAACCGCTGGGGTAACTCGATTACTTAACTATCAGGTAAGGTTGAACTTACGAACACCCTTACCGCTCTTAGCGACATAAATCGCTAGGTAACCGTAGAGGTTGATTTCGACTTCACCAGATGTAAGAACGTTAACGCGTAGGTTCGTAGTTGGGGACTCCCAGACATATACCGAACTTGGAGCGATGAGGTAGCAGCTGTTGTCAACAAATCCAGAAGTAGAAATGTTATGGTCTACGATGAGGTCAGTTCCAAGAACTGTTCCGCGGTTCGCAGTAATTCCCACATTTCCGCCTGCGTTCATAGGTGCTGCAGCGTTGTAAATTGGACGGTTAGAGCTATCGTAGAATCCTGCGATAGATGCCCACACGTCTGTAGATGCTAGGAGCTTGGTTGCAAAATCGCCACCAGTTCCCTTATATGCAGCTGCGCCTTCAGTTGCGATAAAGCCCTGAAGCCCTACTGCCGTGGCAGCTTGTGTTGAAGCTACTGTTCCGTTTGTTGAAAGAGCTGAAATAAGAGCTGTATCTGTTGCCTTTTCGTAAGCCTTACGAAGTTCGACCATCAAAAGCTCCATAAAACTTGGGCTTGAACGGTCAATGAGTTCAAAACTTACGCGGTTTAGACCTGAGAATTTCTCAACAGTTACGGTGTCGTAAGCTGAGGTCATTCCTGTTTCAGATGGTGCTGAGCCTTCGTTAGTATCTGCAACTGTCGGAGCTACGTCTGCTGAAGTTGCGTTTGTGTAAAGACGTGGGACGGTAAAGGACATACCCTCAGCGATAAGTGCTTGACGTGTTACAGCTTCAAATGCTGGACGGCCAGTAAATGTATCTGTAATGAAGTTATTTAGGTGCTGAGGAAGTGTCAGACCTGTGTTAGTGCTTGTTGAGTCATCGGCTGCGCGTACGAGCTGACGTGCATTATCATCACCGAGAGCGGCCTTAATGTTCGCTTCGAGATATTGTGCGCCAGTCATAGGAGCGATGCGTGGTTGTGCATACACGCGTGGTGTTGCAGCTGTAACCTTAGGAGCTGAGGCTTCTACCGCAGGGGTTTCGACCTCAGGTGCTACGGCTACGGTGTCTGGAGTGTTCTCCACGACAGCCTCGCTTTCTGTTGGTTGGTTTTCTTCTTTAACTTCTTCCGATTCGGAAGCAGCTACCTCTTTAATCTCAGCCGACTTAAAAGCGGGATTTGAGACAAGAGAAACTTCTACTAGCTTGGCAGCTAAAACATGAATGACGCCATTAGCAGGACGTGAATCGATTACTTCTACACCGACTGACATTCCTGTTTTTAATCCTTCACTTGCTTCTATTAGGGCGTCACTGGCTTTTGTTGACGCGCTTAACTTAAACGTGCCATACCAGCCATCTTCAGATGCTTCGATAGATTGAGCGCGGCCTAATCTCACTTTGTCGTTATGTTCTTCTAGGAACAACACTTTCTTTGGGTCGTCTACCTGGATTGACCCGCGCTCAAAAATAACCTTACCCGCGGATGTATGTCCGACTTCACCTACTGGTGCAATCTTTCCGCTAATTGTACGACGCGCTGAATCAGCGGACGTAATCTCACTAGAGAATGTTAGTTTCATTTACGTTATTTCCGTTCGGTGTTAGGTCTTCCATTTCCATAGCTTGCTCTAAGGAAATTAAACCTAAAGTTAACATTTTTTCTATTACGTTGAGTCTTTCCATCGCATCACTACGTAGGAATGTATCATCAATAGCAAAACGCACAATGTTACCGCGTGGAGTAATATCGTCAAGCGATAATCTATCTTCAATGGCGGCGTAATACGGACGCAGCGACAAATCTACAAATTGTTTACGTTCATCCAACACATTCGCGTAAGTCATACTGTTATTCATTTCAGCCGACAAATACCAGGCCGGGACATTCATCATTCGCGCTATTTGCGTACTCATGAATTGCGCGCTTTCTGTATAAGTCATATCCTTGGGTGAAAACTGAGTTACAGAATAATCAAGAGTGGAAGTCATGTAAGCGGTTGAACGATTCTTACGCGATTTTTCAAATTGATTTAGAATACCTAGTGCTTCAGCTTCAGATAAATCTGCTCCTGTGTTCTTAATGACACCAGTAGGCATTGGCGTAGCGACAGCGACGGCGGTAGCCTTTTCTAAATCTACAGCTGCACGTATAGTACGCGCTCCACGAACTAAAACGCCTTCATCACCGAGAGATTGGAAAGTAACGAGAGAACCTATGCCTGACATTGGCACTGGGTTACCGTTGACATAATATTGAGTGACAAATTCGGTATACAAATCTGTATTGAATGTAACGCGGCTATTAGGGACCCACTCGAACGACAGTGGACGGCCATCGAGCTCGCTAACGCTCGTTACTTGCCAAAATGCTTGGCCGTAGAAGATAAGACTGTCAACAGTCCATGCAAGCGTGACGGAACGTGGCTGCGACGGTGATGGTTGTTTAATCCATGCAGGACCGTTATCAATTTCTTCACCAGTAGAATCACGGTAAAGCTCTAATGGCGTACTTGCTACTATTCCTTTAATTAATGACGCTGCGCGTGCAACGCTTGGTACTGACATAGCATCACTGCGAGATATATTTCCAACAACAAGCGGCGCGATTGTCCAATTTTCGGACATAATCTGCGGCGCATTTTGCGCTTCGATTTTGGTCGGGCGGAAACGGTCAAAGAGTCCCATTCAGGATAGGATACCACACAAAACGGACATTTAGAACAATTTACACGGCAATAATTACTGGCTTACTTTGAGGTTTAAGTAACTGGTGAACAACCATGGCTAAACTAATAGCAGCTGACACGTCTCCAGCGGATTTACGTCTAACAATACGCCACCCGCCGTCATTCTCCTTAGCCGCACAGTTGTTCATGCTGTCCACCAGTGACTTCTGTCCGATGTGAACTATGCGCCCGTTCACAATCGAATCATATAGGTCACCGCATGCTTGGTAAAATACTTGTCCGCTCATATCCTGGACTCTGTACCCAGATTGACTTAATCGCTCAGCTACGCTCATAGTTGAATACTTGTCAAAACAGATTAATGCAGGGCGATATTTTTTGGCCCATTCTGCCACTTCGACAGCCATTTTTAATTCGTCTACTGCTACCTGGCTTTCAAATTGAGCTATGACGCCGACTGCTATCTTGCCATCATCCCGTATTTGTCCAGCTACTAGGCTGGCATTACGCTTATTCACTGAAATATCGATTCCGAATATAGTCCGCGGTCCGGGAGCTATAACCAAGTCCTGCACCGTCAAATCCTCAAAAGCATGATAGGGCCACGGAGATTTCAAAGCACTC